AATACTTTACAATAACTATTAGGTGCGCCAGTCTCATCAAAACCTGCAACAAATTCTTTTTCTTCCTTACCCCAGTTCCTACCTTTTCTATCCCCAAAGAAATAACGCAGCTTTTCATTGAACTCTATTTCATTACCAATCGTTTCTAAATAAAATTTAGATTGCTTTTCAGATTCTGATATTAATAAAATAAACTTCTCTTCATCAAACAAAATACGATGTAAAGGATAGACTAAGTTGATTAAGGTTGACTTGGCATGACCACGAGGTGCAACCACCGCTAACTTAGAACCTATTTCTAAATTCAACAGCTTAGATACAATATCTTTATGAAATTCTGGAGACTTACTTCTTATATGGTAGTGCATAGGTAACTCTGGGTCACCTAATATAAATTTAGCAAAAAAGAATATATCAAGGTACATTCTCTTCATTAAAGCTTCGCGTTCTTCCAATGTGTAAGATAGTTCCAAATTATCCCTTATTCTTTATTCTTAATATTTGAGCAGACAAATATACGCAAGCATCTAGTAATTCTTCTAGTGCTTCCTGCGTAAAGTCTCTATCATCGTTTATAGGTACATCTTGATTGTATTTAGCTTGACCTAAGTCCAATCTGTCTGAAATCATTTTTTTGATTTCTTCATTAATCCCTTGCATTTTTTCATGTGCTTTTTCCTCTTCGATTTCGAGCCTCCCTCTAAGGTTGTCATAAGACGAGATGTTCCGTCTGTGAATCTCATTTGATTTGTTGATGTGTAATTAGGCATCTGCTGTTCCTGTTATGTATTTTTCATAAGCATCTAATCTTTCGCTGAGTGAATCTACTTGTTCAATCATGCTTAAAATTAAGGCAGATATCTTAGGCTCTACAAACATTTCTTTACCATCTAGCAAAATAACGCCTGTATATGACTCATCAATCTCTAGCGTGATTGTTGCTTCCGGTATCTTCCGAGTCAATAACACCTTGTATTCCTTTGTTTTTCACAACATTCATTAAACGACCAATATCTTTATCAGATAATTTTTGTCTTGCTTCTGCCAATAGTTTCTTATCTCCATCTGATATCATAATAATATTTTGTGTCTTCTCTTCTTTTTCTTTCTTACTATGACCTAATAAATCCGATATGCGGTTGAGTGCATTTAGTTTTGCATTAGGTGGAGCGCTATCAATTAGTTCACGATATTGATTGATAATCCAATTATCATCCATACCATGTTCTAATAATGTCTCTCTAATGTTCATGCTAATCCTATCAGATATATATTTTTTTCGTAAAATTCTAACACCTCTTCTAAGCGCTTGTTTAGGGTTGTTGTCGCTATATGCGTTTGTATACGCGTCAACGATTGAGGCTGAATCGAACTTTCCGTTTTTGTCCAGTATTCCGAATTTAGAGATATAGTCCGCGAATTGTTTTTGTAATACAGTTGCTGGGACATTTCTAACATATTGCTTATAGATGAGGTCATTTCCGGACCAGTCTTTTTGCTGCTTGGCGTAGATTTTTGTATAATACGTTGGGGTTTCTCCAAAACCTGTGCGTATAAAAGTAATTTGCTTACGCTTGCCTTTAAGCTTTTTGAAACGCTTTCCAGTAACCTCAAGAGCCTTACCATCATGAGTCCGTATCCAATCACCAATCTCTGCATCACGCCAGTTTTTGACTGTTTCAATTCCAAGAGCGTTAATTTCATCGCATTCATATTGGTCAAATTCCTTTCCTTTACATGTTACTTTCATTTAGAATGGTGCTTTTTCCTGCTTTTCTTCTATTTTATAACTAACGTATTCTAATCCTGTTTGCGCTGTCTTCTTCCAGCCAGCAACAGAATAATCTACACCTTTTATTCTAAAGTTACCTGTAAAATCTGGTTGTGTCTCTTTATTTTTACCTTGGTTTGTGAATATAGAGCCTGTCATATCTTTAACTTCATAAGCCATAATTAAATTCCTTTCATGTATTTGATTGGTTAAACCTAAGGTTTATAAACCATATAAGTAAACCTTTATTTATAAACCTACTGTATCCTTATAAACCTAAGGTTTACTGCTACTGCTATATGCAGAGCTATGCGATGGCATTGCGATGGCATTAGGGTAGCTATAGCAACCCTAATCAAACAGCCTTTAAAAGCACCCTTTGTAAAAAATTGTACAAAATTTTCGTGGTGGGTACTATATAATGACGGGGCGACCCTCGATTTCGTTTCTCCCTACGCGAAACGCGTTGAGTCAACATTTTTTCTCCTCGTCGACAAACCATTGTTTATTTTTAAAAGCTAGCACAGTTTTCTCGAACGCGAATGCTAAAAGTTTTGCTTGCTCTACCCTCTTAGCCATTCCATATATTGTAGCTCGGCAATCAAGCCGATAATTTCATAAATAAAAACAAGGAAAAAAACAATGCTAAACTCAACAATAATAACAGATACACCAACAATCGACGATTCCAAACCCTCACTAGATTCCAAGCTAGCACACCAAGAACAGCAAGCAATCATTGAGGACTTTCAATTGGATTTTGGTTTTTCACTTGATGAACTACCAGACCTAGACCTACCAATTGAAACATATGAGAAGCATCTAGTATGGATGGTAGAGGATGAGCAAGAAGCAAAAGAGCTTAAAGAAGAAGAAGAGCAAGCCATTATATTAGAAATGCATGAAACATGCCCAAACTGGGACAATTCAACTGATGCATATGATAGGATACTTGAAGAGGATAAACATGCAGTAGCCGGTTTAATCTCATGAATGGCTTTGAAATATCCTTATTTATTGCAGGTATTTTATGGCTATATGTCGAGAATAAAAGACCCTAGTAAGTAAATAACAATAACCAATAAGAAAACCCTGTAGTTTTTACTATAGGGTTTTTTTTTGCTTAAAATTAGCCTAAATACGCTTTTTTTATCCCTAGGTAAGGTAATCACACCCTACGAATGAGAAAATCCCTTCAGCACCTCAAAAAACGCCTTAAAACAATACACCGGTACTAAATCTTAATCCTTAATCTAGGTGATACCCTCAAAAAATATCTATTTTACCTTCACGCGTAGGAATCCCTATAATTTTATTTAATTTTTGACCCTATATTTATCTCTTCGCGTAGATGATTTCGGAATTAGCCTTGTGCAACGCGTAGATGATTTCGGAATGGGTCTTTTATATATTTATTTTATAGTTTTATAGGTTTTGTAGTAAAGCTATCAGTTCCCTAAAGGTTTATATTAAGTATGAAAGTATTGAATACTTAATTAAACCATAGGGAACAGATGATAGCAATACAAAAAACCAAAACAAAACAGCATGGCTCGGTGGTCGAGGTTCGTCTTACAGGGCAAGATAGCTTCGCTATGAATCCTCTGAATAAGTTTCGGGACAGCAAATCTGCTAAGAAATTCGTTTCTAGCGTCAATAGAAAACAAAAGTTATTTGGCAAGACTTACCATATAGCTAATGCTATGATTAAAAAAGCTAACAGAGAAAACAATACTATGGACAGACTATTAAACCAACTCAAGGAGAAATTTAACAATGGGTAAATATAAAAGATTCATGAGATTATTATCAGAATATAAGAGCAATCCAACAGGGAAAGCTAAAATGAAGGTTTATAACGAATCGTATAGACTTTTAAGTCTAGGGTTTTGTGGACATTTAGGTATCAATTAAATAAGGGAATAAAATGAATTATTACGGAAAAAATAAAGTTATTTCAAGAAGTAGACTAGGAACTACAATAGACGAACTTAATAAACTTGTAGACAGGTCTAAAAAAATGTTAGAAGATGCTAGGGAAGGTAAATTTGAGGCTTATAATAGCGATAAGATTAACGACTTAATTTGGGAAATTGATTACGTAAGAGAAGATATAAATCTAGGAGAATAAAAATGACTAATTATATAAAAACAAATAGATTCTTTACTTGGAGATTTTTAAAAGATATTAAATTTTACGAATTTAGCATCAAGATAATTCCTAGTAGATTGATATGTATCTTTTTTTCTTATTCTAGAGAATACTATTTATATGTAACAATTAGCGAAAATATACATAAATCTTCTGAATTTGAACCAATTAAATGGAAAGTAGTTTTTTTCTTCAATCATAAAACATTGAAAAATAAGT